AACCGTCGAGCGTGAAGGCTACAAAGTCGAGTCATTCAGAACTCCCATGATTGGGCCGCGCCGGGAGATAACGAATGACACTTTGGCGCAGAAGCTATTAGGAGAGACTGGATGGAACAGCGGCATGACGCCGGAAGACCGAGCTGTTAAAATCGCCGCGCAGGACATTATAGAGCTTCAGGATTCCATCTATCGGCGCGAAGAGTACATGTGCGCCCGCGTAAAACAGGATGGATACCTGACCATCAAGGGAAAAGGCGTAAATTTCAAGGTGGATTACGGATTCGACAACATTATTGAGGTTGGGGCAAGTGACCGCTGGACGCCTGTATTCGACATCATAGGACAACTTGGGGCGCTGGCGGAAGAGCAGCAGAAATATGGCATCAATCCAGACATACTGATAGTCGGAAGTAAAGTTGCCAAAGCCATAATGGATAATGAAAGATTCTTGAAATTGCTGGATAACAGGCGTGTTGAGATAGGCGAAATAAAGCCCAATCAGCTTGAAGGCGGGGTACGTTACATCGGGCGCATAATTACCCCGGAAGTGACGTTGGATATATACAGCTATGCCGAATGGTACCCCGACGAAAACGACCGGGACAGCGACGGGAATCCCAAGTTAAAGCCCATTTTAGACCCTGAGACGGTCATTATGCAGTCGTCTCAAGAGCAGAATTCAATGCTTTACGGGCTTATTACCCTAATGGACAAGTCAAGTCAATCTCATGTTTCATACATGGAGCCGTATGTGCCGCATTCGTGGATCACCGAGGAACCGCCGCAGCGGTTTATATCAATCAAGTCGCGCCCGCTGCCTATGCCGCATGACCTTAAAAGCTGGCTGGTTCTAAAGGGCGTCGTCACCGGCGGAATTTAAGGAGAGGACAATGGACAAAAAAATTATTTTGCTGCCGGGCATGAAATTCATGTCCGGCGGTGTGCTTTATAAACCTGGAGATATTTTGCCCGATACGGAGGATGCGCGCGCTCTTGTACAAAAAAAGAAGGCGGCGCTGTATGACGATACATTGGACGAAGATGTTCCCTCGGTTCGTGAGACAGATGGATACGAAAGACAGAGAGTCAAAGATTTGAGCGACCTCGCGAAAGGGCGCGAAATAAGCATTCCCAGCGGCGCTAACAAGGCGCAAATCATTGAGCTTTTGCGGGCATGGGACGTTGAAAACGGTAACGACGATGAAGATGAAGGAGATGCTTGATCTTTACGACGAAGAAATGACCTTTCGCGACCATGTGGGGCTTGATCTCGAAGACGGCGCGGCTTGGTTCAATCCTGATGAATTCGGGAAATATCACGACATCGAGGGCAAGAAAGTCCTTTCGGTTTTTGTGGGAGACCAACGCGGGCAGAGCATAGCGGTAAAGCTCCATACGAATGAAAATACAGAAGGCGTGGTCAAGGGCCGGGGGATTTTATTTGTCCGGGCTGATGAAATAGACGGAGTGAGAGCCGATCAATCCCTGCGTTTGGATGGCCGGCTCTACACCGTCGCCGAGGTCAGGTTATTGCAGGGGCGTGTGTGGAGAATTGTGTTGGAGGTGAATGATTGTGATTGAAATTTCTTCGGAGCAGCTTAAACGCGCTAATAATGCTCTCCGCGCTGTTCCGGGCGCTTTCCCGCGCGCCATAACATCAGCTACAAATAGAGCTCTTGAGGGCATGAGAACAGATACCGTTTCCGGAACGTCCAAACGTTATCACGTCAAGGCGTCGGACATCCGAAAAACGATAACGCTTAAAAAGGCGAATTTCAATAACCTTCAAGGGGTAATGTTATCCAGAGGGTCACGCCGATCGCTCGCTGACTACAAATTAACGAGCAAGTCCGGGAGCTTGATGGGCGCGGTAAAAAAAGACGGGATGAAAGCGTTAAGAAGCGCTTTCTTGATGGAGAGACGAGGTAAGGCGCGCCCTTATTTCAAAACGAGCAGAGGAATAGAGCCCATAATTTCCCCATCCATCCCTCAAATTGTCAAAAACAAAGATACTGTGGTTGAGATGGAAAAGAATACAGAAGTACGTTTCAAAAAACACCTTGACCATGAAATTCTGCGCTTGTTGGGGGTGTTCAAATGATCGCGCTAAACCTTCAAGACGCGCTCGTGGCGCGTTTACAGGATATTTTTTCGGATTACGCGCTGCCAACAAAAAGTGGCGCGAAGAAAATCGTCAAGGTATTCCCTCAGTATTTACCTCAACCAAAAGGCCCCAAGGTAAAACCGCGCGGAGAGGATGCGCAGGAAGAGGATGCGGAAGATATTTACGGGCCGGAGGATTTTGAGGAAAACTTCCCCTGTATCATCGTGAAATTCGACGAGGGCACGGACAAAGAAGAGAACGCACCCGACGCGACACGTATCAGCGTTCGTATTTTGATCGGAGCATATGATTCATCCCCGGACGAGCAAGGCTACCGCGACGTTATGAACATTATGGAGACGATTCGGCAAGAGTTTTTATCCGCCAGATATTTGGAACGCAGATACAGATTGGAGATGCCGTTCAAATGGTATCTCTTTGAAGATCAGCCGTGGCCGGTATTTTTTGGACAGATTGAAACCGTATGGGAAACCGGACGTCCGATTATGCCGGGAAGAGGAAATATTTACGGAAAAAATTTAAGCGTTTCAATCCACACGCCATAAGACGTGACAAATAACAGAACCATTATAACAGGGAGGAGATAGCAATGACAAAAAAGATAAATAATCAGGAGCAAGAAACGGAAAAGCCCCCGGAGATTCCGCAGTTCCAAGAGGCTCAGGCTCAAGAGGCTCAGGCTCAGACATCAAAGCCCGCGCGCCTGATTTACGTGGGGCCGAACGTGCCGGGTGGTATTTTACAGCGCTTTCAGGTTTTTAAAGGAGGGATTCCGCCCTACTGCGAGGATTTGTTGAAAAAAGTCCCGGAAATAAAGGAGCTTTTCGTGCCGGTCGAAGGTTTGGAAGCTATGAGGCGAAAAATAGAGGAGTCGGGCACAAACGAAGCCCGGCTCTTTTATATTGCGCAGCAAAAACTTAACAAGGGGGTGAAATAACATTGTCTTTTAAGCATGGAGTTTATAAGTATGAAGTACCGACATCAATTATTCCGCCGGTAAGGACGGAGGCCGGGCTTCCTGTATTCATCGGGACAGCTCCCATACACTTGGGGAGCGACCCGGAAGCATTGCAAAACATCAACAAATCCCAGCTTATATTTAGCTACGCCGAGGCGGTGGAGCTGTTTGGGTTCAGCCGTAATTGGGGGAAGTACACGCTTTGCGAGGCTATTTATTCTCAGTTCGCGCTCTTTGCGGTCGCGCCCTGCGTGTTGATCAACGTTCTTAATCCCGAAATTCACAGAGAAATAGTCGCCCCCGCAACGTATCCCGTTACGGAGGGTATGATCAATCTGGGGCAGGATGTCATTTTGGACTCCGTTGTTTTTGACGGAAACCTTTATGAGTATGGAATTGACTATTCGCTTGGCTACGACAAAAACGGCGACGCGATAATGGCTCTGATAAAAGGCGGAGCGCTTGAGTTGTCCTCCGATGTCAATATCGGCTTTACCCGCATAGCCCCTGAAATGGTAGATGAATACGATATTATCGGCGGCGTCGATATTACGACGGGAGATTATGAGGGACTGGAACTTATCAACAGCGTGTTTCCAAAGTTCCGTCTTGTTCCGGGGCTGCTCGCGTCGCCGAAATGGTCACAAAAACCCGCTGTTGCCGCCGTCATGCGGGCGAAGATGGATAACATCAACGGACACTTCACCGGGCAATCGGTCGTTGATATTCCAAGCGACGCGGATGGAGCGCCGCGCTACACCGACGCGCCGGAGTGGAAAAATCTGAATAACTACATGGCGGAACGGCAGTTCGTCTGCTGGCCTAAAGTTAAACTCGGCGACGAGGTATTCCATCTTTCCACCCAGCTTATCGGCCTGATGAACAAAACGGACGCCGGGAACGAGAGTATCCCTTACGAAAGCCCGTCGAACAAAATGCTCCAGATGAACGACTGCATCAACGCGGCGGGCAAAGAAATAAAGCTGGGGCCTGAGCAGGCGAATTATTTGAATGGGCAGGGAATTGTAACGGCTTTGAACTGGATCGGCGGTTGGCGCGCATGGGGAA